CCCGGTTCAGTTCGACTGCTTCCTTGCCCATGAAATGTGAGCCGGTGGACGGGTCGTAGGACTTTTCGGTACCGAGGACTGCGGTGACGATTTCGTTGTCGCAGACGTATTCGATGATGGTGAACAGGGTGTCCCAGGATGGTTTGCCGACGCGGAGAACACCGTTGATGAGTTCACCGTAGTTCTGCATGAGCCACCTGTACGAGCGGTGGTAGGTGAAGATGCAGTTGTCGGGGACTGGGTTGTCGGGGTCGACCATCGGGGCGGGGAACGAGTCAAGGGGGTTACGCAACTGCCATTCGGGGACCCGCTTGTCGAAGTTCGGTTTGATGAACACGGGCGAGTTGCTGTATGCGAGAAGGTGCCGTGCGCGGCGACGCATCTTCATGTTCATCCGGTTTTCGTCCCAGATGGCGAGCATGGCTCTCTTGCGGTCGCGGGCAAGTTTCATGCTGCGGTCTTGGCCTTCGCGGAGCGCGGGGAAGTACGGGACGGGCATGGTGGATGCGACACGCATGCTCATCTGGTCGAGGCCCTGAACAAGCAGGTTGGCGACGGATGACTTGGTGTTGCGGTCCAGTTCGGACAGCGGGACGATTACGTCTCCGTTGGCGAGTTGACGTACTTCGCGCATCTGGCGCATGAGGGGTCCGAGTGAGTCGAGACGCTCTTTGTACAGTTCAACTATTTCCTCAACGGTTTTCATGCGTCACCTTTGTTGTCGGCCAGACACAGGAAACGATAACACATCAGGCGCGTAGCCATGAGGGTCGCCACTGTCGGGGTGGTGCTTTTGTTTGGGTGAGGTTCGGAAGGTTGAGGACACCCATCCAGAGTGCCATCACGATGTCGGTCCCGTTTTTCTTGTCGCGGGTCCATTTGGTGAGTTCGTCGAGGGCGGCGAGGGTTTTCCAGTTGCCGCGCATCGACGGGAACCGCATTGCCCCGGACCTGATGAGGGGCGGCAGGAGTGCTTCGACACCGAGGTTTTCGTCGACTTTGTTTCGGGTGGTGGTGTGGGGGACGATGTTGACCCGGTTGATTGCCTGCCAGCGGCGAACGAAGTCGTGGGCGAGGAGGAATCTTTGGGCGGCGTTGATTTCGACAACCCAATGTGAGATGGGGTAGCCCATGTCTCGGGAGCGTTCTTGCCATTCGTCCATCAGGCCGGAGTATTCGCTGGTGGAGGTGTTGTATCCGAGGACTTCTTCGGCGGTGAGTTTGATTCTTTCCAGGTCGACGATGTGGTAGATACCGAGGTCTGGTTGGTAGATGAACCAGATGAACGCCCAAAACATTGTGGGGGACGGGTCGACGGCAACGACAGATATCCACGGGTGGGCTAGCCCTTCGGGGATGTAGGTGGGTTGCCGGTCGTTGTCGATGCAGCCTGGGTAGTCCACGCCGTCTAAGCCTTTGCCGCCTGTCATCCAGGTGCGGTCGATGAGGCGTGAGTCTAGGTCTAGGTCTTCTTGCTGGTAGACGACGTTGAACACATCGGGTTTGTTGTATCGGATGAACGAGAGGTCTTTCCAGGGGAGGCGTTTCGGGTCGAGGAGGGGGCCGTCTGGGTATGGGGCGGCTTTGAATGAGCGTGATTCTTTGCCGGTGTCCAACTCTTCGTAATACGCTTTGTAGATGATGTGGCGATACTTCTTCTGCCGGACCGGCTGCCCTTCCTGGACATCCTCAGGGGATTTCACATCCGAACCGTCATAGTTGATGTCATCATCGATGTCATACGTTTCTTTGGCTAGGCAGTGTGCGTACAGGTCACCCGAACCGAGACGCTGCCCGACAACAGCGAGGAGGCCGCCAGGGTCGCAGCGGGCCTCAGCCACGTTGTCCCATCGTTCCAACAGTTTGTCTCGGGCGACGGATTCGCGGGCGTTGTCGACGGATGCCACATCGTCGAACAGGCACAGGTCGGCGCGGTGACCGATGAACTCTGCTTCGATACCGTAGGCCCGGACGGTGGGTTCTTTGTTGTCAAGACCGTTCCCGTCCAACTGTTCGACGACGAACTCGTCGGCTCTCCACAGCGCACCTTTGTCGGTTGGTTTGAATCTTCCGTAGTCAATCTGGAGGCATCCTTCCGCGTTGAGTGCTAATCCTTTGGCGACCATGTTGGGGTCTGGCTCGATGGGCTGAACCCTCTCAAGTGTTTCACGGATACGGCGGGAGTACAACTTCGCCATATTCTGCGACACCGACCCAATCATCACACGCACCCGACGATTCCGAACAATCGCCCACACCGCAACATCATGAAACAGGGTCGACTTACCCGCACCCGGAGGCACGTTCAACACCACGAACTCTTTCTCCTCCGACTCCAACAACTCAATCAAAGTGTTCGCAGCCTCAACCTGCCACGGAGACGGCACCCTCCCCAAATAATGCCTACGGAAAAAATCGAAATCCTCCAACCCGCGCCGAGCCTCATCACACAACCGTTCAACAGGAACAGCAGACGGCAAATCCACCGCATCCATCAACCGCTGATAATCCAACGTCTGACGACCACCCGACCCAGGAGCAGTAGCCATCTTATGCTCAGACTCCCGCCGAGAAGCCTCCAACAAACGAGCCTTCTTCAACCAATTCGAACCCGTATTAATATGCACACCAGCCAAAGCCGACGCATCCTTAATCGACCTACCAGCAGCAATCAACGCAAAAAACTTTGCTTTATCCGCCGGGTCCACTTTACGTTTCGTACCCATCGCTAGTTGCACACCCTACAACATCTGCTACACTCACCACCGCAACCAAAAAAGACCGTCTCGCCGGGAGGCAGACACGGCAAGCAAGGCTGTACACCAGTTGCACGGTGCGGGGCATTTCACACTAGGAAACTAGGGTAGATGTTCCCTGCACTCAACCAGTACCCAAGACCGACCCTGGCCCTAGCGCGTAAGAGGAACAAGCAGCGTTCGAGTCAACGACCAAAGACTCACAGTCATCAAGGTGTCGGCTAAAAGCAACTAGCAACGGCCACCTCAAAGCATTCAGGCTTTGGAAGCGTGGGGGAAGCGAAGCAAACCCTGCCACCAGCCAAGTCCCCCTCCCGCGCCCTACGGGCTTGGGCTACCGCCCCTCACTACGTTCGGGTTGGTCACAGGCCGCACCGGCCACTTCACAGCACACCACTCAACGCCACACACCGCAAAAGAGTGAAAACCTACGTTACAGTTATAATAGGCATATAGGGGCGGGTGCCTCGGCATACCCCCGGTTGGTGAACAGTCGGTGACTGTCCAAGCGAACACATGTTCGTACGAACAAGCGTTCCCATTGGCGTTCCGGACATAACGAACATTCTGGGCGGTGGGGTACTTGCGTTCGCAACTATCCCCGGCCCCTACCGTGCGGTAGTTGTAGTGTGCAAATTGTTTGGACAGTCCGGGACTGTTCGGTACGCCTTGCCGTGGGGAGTCGTTGGCTGTTGGGGACAGTTGGTGGCTGTTGGGTGCTTGCTGTTGTTTGCGGTGTGGTTGCTGGTGTGGTGTGACAAAGGTCACAGAGAATTGACTTGACAAGGCGGGGCAACCGTGATACAGTATGGATAGTCAAGGGGAGCCGATAGGCGAGCCGAGACAAGGTGACAAAGGTCACAGAGAATTGACTTGACAAAGTGTGCAACACTTGGTAGAGTGGTTCTCAACAGATACGGCAATGTTTCACATGAAACATTCCAACAGAAAGGGAAAGAATGACACGCAAGGATTACGAGGCCATCGCGGCGGCTCTCCGGGAATACCGGGAAGACCTCCGCCGGGAGCATGCCAGCACCATGCTCGGCCGCCACAAATTGGACACCGTGGAAGATGTGACGGAAATTCTCGCGGAAATTTTCGCGGCGGATAACCCGCGATTTCTCCGGGACAGGTTCACGCAGGCCGCTCGCTAGGCGGTCACGGGCGGGGCAAGGCCCGCGCGAGGCTCATCACCTCGCCGCCCACTACCGCGCGAGCGGTAACAACAGAAAGGGAAAAAATGACGGAAACGACAACCGTGTCGGCGCACCTGCACCTGCACGAAAACGAGAACGGAGATGTGGTGGACGCTACGGTCTTCTGTTCGGGCTGGTGCCACCAGGACTGGTGCGCCACGAACGGGGCCACCTACGGCGGGTGGAACGGGTGCCACGAGGTGGACGGCCCCCAGTGGTGCGCGAACTGTCAGGAGCGGATGTGAACCGAACACTTGTTCGCCTCTACGACGAGGAGGGCCAGTCCGTCCGCGCCGTGACATTCACGGACGGCGCACGGGCAGAGGAATGGGGCGCGGACATGCTAGGCGCAGAAACATCATTCGGCCTCACCGTGGCCCTTGCCCGGTTCTATGCGGAAGGCGAGAACGGCGGGTGGATTCTGCACGGGGAAATGGAATACTGACCCCACAACGGGCCGAACAGTCGCGGACTGTCGCGGGGAGCGAGACCCTACGGCCCACGGTGA